GTTGACCAACAAAAGTTAGGACTTGAGGCACAGAAACTTCAACAAAGAGCGGCAACGGATGCAGCGAGATTAGAAACTCAAGAAGAAATTGCTGATGAACGTAACCTTGTTAATCGTGAGAGAATACAAACACAGAGAGACATTGCTGCTGCCAGACGAGGGTAAGCCATGGATCCAGCAACCATATCATTAGCGGTAGGGGTAGCCTCCAAAGCATTTGATGCAATCAAAAAAGGATTTGCAGTAGGGCGTGATATTGAGCAAATGTCTGGAGATATTGGACGTTGGATGGGAGCGGTAAGTGATGTTGATAATGCAGAAAAGCAAGCGAAAAATCCTCCGTTGTTTGGTAAATTGTTTAAAGCAGGTTCTATCGAAGAAGCCGCTCTTGCCGCTTATGCAGCCAAGAAGAAACTTGAGGAACAAAGATACGAACTCAAGATGTTTTTAAACTTTACTTATGGTCCACAAGCCTATGATGACTTACTTAAAATGGAAGGGCAGATTAGAAAGCAACGTCAAGAGACAGTTTACAAACAACAACAGTTTAGAAGACAAATAGGAGAAGCTATTGGTTGGTTAATATGTGTAGCATTGATTGGTGCGTTTGCGGTATTGATTGCTAGTATTTGGATAAAAAAAGCAAAGGGTGACTATAAGTTTAAACCTAGAGATTACACGTTACAACAAAAAATTTGGCAAGGTAAAATTAAAAAAAAAAATATACAACTTGTAGACTTAAAAAAAGAATTACTTCAAAATATACAAACAAAAAAGGTTGTATCTATCAAGGGGGTAACAAAACTTTTACATTGTTAATTGAAAGCTGGTGTCCAAAGCGTTACAAATGTGTTTATGATCCAAATGGCACTGAACCCGATATCGACAAAGTGATGGAAAGTTTGAGGAGTATAAAAGATTGATAACAGCATTTATGTTATATTGTTGTATGCAACCTAGTCAAATGAATGAGGCTATGATTTATTTTAGATCTGTTAACGATTGCACTTATTATGCAAAAAAATTAAGTGGACAAGTATTTATGTCAGAAGATGGAGATCAAACATATGAGTGTGTTTGTAAGTTAGTGGCACGAGTAAATCCAAATAAGGTAGAGGTTTATTAATGGTACAGAAAAAACTACAACAAGAATCAATATATGCAGAGTATGATGAAGATGGAGATGGAATAGTTAGCGATGCTGAGCTATCTCATGTCGGAGAAATCAAAAGATTAGAGCATGACTTACGCAAACAAAGAGCACAAAGAAGAATGGCAACTGCCAGTTTGGTTGCAATGGGTTCTTTTACTTTTGCGATGTTCTTTGTTGATATCGATAGAGTTAAAGCTCTGGCCGATATTAGTAATCTTTTCTATATTACTGGGGGTGGCATTGTCGCTGCCTACATGGGTGCATCTGCTTTTATGAATAGAGGAGGAAAATAATGTTACA